TAGATGCAGCAAGTTTTAGTGCAGCTTCTTCGGTTAGTCCACTTGTATTAAATCGATGATGATGGAAATCAAATGTAATTGGAGTTCCAATACGAGCAGTAACTAAGTCAAATAGATCTTGAACCGAATATTGTGTAGCCTTGTCATCATTTTCTACAACAAGTCTGCTTTGTGCAGATTTACTAAGCAATTTAAAATTTTGACAAAAACGATCAGCCGCTGCTTCTTTATCTCCATAAGTTCCACCTACATGAATATTAACTGGAAATCTATGATCAGTCGGTAAACCCATTAGATCCATAATTTCAGCATGCTGATTTAAATCTTTGATTGTTTTTGTAACAACACTTGGAGTTGGTGATGGTAAAACATCAAATTGACCAGGATGCATAGATAACCTAATATTATTTGCAAGTACAAAGTTACCAATTGCCTGCATATCTGGTAAAATTTCCTGAAAATTTGGAAGTTCTTGAATTTCGTATTCTGACATCCACGGAAAAACATCGCTAGACATACGATAAACATAAATGTCATTTGCTAGATTCCATTGCAAAATAGTTAGAATGTCTTTTATATTTTGATGAGCCAACTCGCCACAATACTGAATACCTTTTTGTTGAAAGGTTTTTTTAATCATTCCACGATTTGCAGTAACCTTTCTATCTAAGGAAAGATTAATACAACAATATCCAAGACGAGTTGTTTCATTTATCATATAACTAATATACTAAAGATTCTTCATTTTTGTGAGCTCTTCACACTTTTCAAATTCTTCCTTGTCCTCAAAGTAATTTATCATTTCAACTAAAAGATCAGCTTTTTCTTTTTCGTCAAATGGAATATCATTTGGCCAAGTAAAATTATTTGATGCAAGATGTTTGTACATTTCTTCCATCATATCAATGTACATGCTTTCTAAAGCTGCACTATAATCAATAATTCGCATTCTGATAATTATTTGTAGCTTTACGAATTACTTCAACGACATCGATTGCATCATCTAGACCGTCATGAGTTACATGATTTTCAAGACCAATTCGCTCTTTGCATTTTCCAAGTCCAGGCAGAGACTGATCGTTTTTCCAATCTGTAACCAATACAGCTGGATCAATAATACGATTTCTGATTTTAATCTTAGTATTCCAAGTTGGAATTAGTGTTTCTAACCAAACTTTATCGAATGCTGCAAAGTTTTTACCTGCTGCATTAATAATTACACGATCGCCATCGACTTCACAGCCATGAAATGCTGCCCAATTTGCAAATGCAGTAGCAACCATTTGTGGAGTTAAAATATTATGTTTTTTACGGTATTCTCCACGGTCTTCTCTTGGAATCTTTTCCATTCCAGCAATAATCTCAATAAGGTTCATGTTCATATTAATAGCGTATGCTGAACCTGTATAGTGAGGGTGTTCAATTACACAATTAAATGTAGGCAATTCTGAGATTGGCTTAACATTATTTGTGTCTTCAATTATTGCACCAATCTGTAAGATCTGACATGTTTGCGGATCTAACCCAGTTGTTTCTAAATCAATTGATATGTATTTCATTTCCTAGTGTTTATAATATTATACTAATCTAAGATATCCCATGGCAAATCGGTATCGTCAATTGGGGTAGATTTCTTTGGTGTGCTTGGTGCATCTCCAAATAGGTCATTCATAATTTCATCATCTGTCATATCTTGCTCATCTAAAATTTGATTAGACTTTGCAATATGAATTTGGGTTGCTTCAATAGTATTGAAGTATTTGATTTGGCCGCTAGGACTTTCCCATTTACGACCGGCTAATTTATAGCCAACTTGAACTTGATCTCCAGGTTTTGCAAAATCTAGCATTTCGCATTTTTCCTGAATTGCAACAAAGGTTACGTATTGAGGGTACTTATCGTTAGTCCCAACTACAAATTCTCTTTTTTTGAATTTTGCTGATACAAACTGTGTATCATCTACATTAATTAAGGTTCCGTTAAAGGTTGACATATTAAAAGTTTGGGTTTGTTATTTTTAAATCGTAATTGTTAAAGCCATTAAATAATTCTCTATCTGCCTGTAATCTGGCTTCGACCGTATGGCCAGGCATAACTCTTTCTTCAAGTCTTTGTTTTCTAATTTCTTCTGGAATATCAAAAAATATTACAAATGATTTAGCTCTGTCCTTTTCTGCAAGATGGGCTAATCCGCTTGGGGTCATAATAAAAACATCGTCATTATCAAATTGTTCAATTGAAGTTCCATAAGTCCATCCATTAAAATCAATAACTTCATAGAATTTACCTTCATCAATCATTGATTGACACTCTTCTTTACTTAAAAAGAAATAGTCTTGACCATCCACTTCTCCTGGTCTTGGAGGTCGAGTTGTATAACTCACTGCATATTTCATTCCGCGTTCTTCTAAACGCTTTCTCATGAAATCTTTACCTGATGCACCAGGTCCTGCTAAAATAATTCTTGGCATTTATATGGTTCTTGTTTTTTCGTAAATTGCTTTAATAACTGGAAATCTTAAAGAGTTTTGACCATGTTGATCAGTAGTTTCTTCAAAGTATTGAACAGTGATTGTTTTACCTATAATTTGATCAGGGTTTTTGTAAAATTGTCGACGCTGTTCAATTGAAAAACCTGAACCTACTCTAACTTGATTTCCTTTATGCGTAATAAAAATATTGCCTAACATTTCTTCTTCAACTTCACGACCATCTTCAATAACTCGGTGAATTGAATTTTCAACTCCTTCTACAATATATTCAGCATCCCAGAATTTTTTAACTTTAAGAATTTCATCGCTGCGTTTTCCAATATATGGCGTATCTTTTCTTAACATTAAACCTTCCCAACCTTGAGCAGTTGAATTAGTAATTTCAGTTTGTAATTGATCTTCAGATTCAATTAGGGTTTGTTTTAGCAGAGTAGTATTTTTTAAGTCAATTCCACTAAATAGCAGAGCGGCTATTGTAATACGATCTCTAAATTTTCTATCAATTGAAGAAGTTTGACTATTAAATTCTTCTAGAGTTAGGCAGTCAAATACTAAGTATTTTGGATTCTTAATTGTATGATTTTTTCTGCCAATTTCTTTAATAATTCCTTGAAAATCTTCTTGACCTGCTTCATTCATCATGCAAACTTCACCATCAAGAACAGTATCAATTAGGTTTAGTTTTTTAATATCGGCCTTTAGTGTATCTAGAGTTAAAAATTCATTACCGCCTCTTGAAAAGAATTTAACCTCCCCATCTTGATCAATTATTGCAATACAGCGAACTCCATCTAGTTTACGACTCATATACCAGCCATCTTCCAATTTGACCTTCTTTTTAGACTTATCATCATATGGTAAGGCTAGGGCAACATCAAAGGTTGGAATAGTTCCAGGTAAAACTGAATTAATTAGAGTAGTTGTAGCACGAGTTTTTAAGTTGCGATCTAAGATACTATAGATCACTTCTGAGAACTCCAAATTTTGTGCTATAAATCCATTCACACAAGCAATTGCAGTGTTGCCAGTGATAACCCTGTTATTCAGGTCATCTAATAGAGTAAACAGATCAGTATAAGAGTTGGTTGATAATTTTGAATGCTTCTTTAAGTTCGCTGGAGTAACATAGTACTGCTTAAATGGCGAATACGTATACTCTAGAACCTGTCTAAGATATGGGCTGCTAAATTGTTGAAGAACTGCTTTTTTATCGTTAGTCGATGAGGTTACATTCATCGCTTCTATAAAGTCTTGGATATGTTTCAATGTATTCATATACTTATTATACAAAAAAGGAGACCAAAAAGGTCTCCTTTAGCTATATAAAAGACGCCAATTAATTAGGCGGGAGTTTCTTCAGTTTGTGGTACCGCATTCTCAGCTGGAGTTTCCAAAGTTTTAATTGCTTTGTCAATCTCGTGAACTTTAGAGTAGGCACTGTTTAATTGAAAAGAAACTTTGAATAGTGCTTGTGCATTATGCAAACCTGTGAATTTTGCACGGTTTAAGAAATACAGACAAGATTCAATACATGCAGCAGGTAATCTAACTGGGCTAGTCTCAGAGTTTTTACCTTCACCTTTATGGTTTTCAATTTCTCCCAATAACATGTTGTGATTTTGTAGAATAACGAAAGCTTCGTTAGGTCCAGTAAATTCAACATTATTTTTTAAGAAATTTCTCAGCCACTTAAGATC